CTTTTGAGGTAAGTCTTTAAAATGAAAGACTGGTTTACTCATACTAGTATGTTTTGCACCAGTATGTAAAGTGCCATCTGGCATCTTGTGAGTTTTGCCAGTATATAACATACCAGCTTTTGTATAATGTTTTGCTGATTTAGGCATTATTTACCACCTCCTCCTCTTGTATAGTTACTTGGTTTGTTTAAATATTTAGCTCTAGCAGCTCGAGCTGCACGTTTTGCTTTTTCTACTTTTTGTATATTTAAGTTTCGTTTGTACGTTTGCCTTTGCATTTTTTCTAATGCCCTATAATTTCTTACAAACTCTGTCATTTTTTTATCTGCACCAAATCTTGACTTTGTCCCACCAAGATTAACACTGGATGTTGGTTCAGTTGCCTTTTCAAATTTGTTAATCACTTTCCTACCCGAAAATGGATCACGTTTTTCTATAGTTCTAAAACCATGTTTGTATGCAAAACGACTCTGAGTTAATGGCCCCGAATGTGTAATACCCATTTTATCTTCTATCCTTTGTCTATCTGCTTTAAACTGTTTCATTTGAAATTTACCCATCGGTTTTTTCTTTGGGCCAAAAGTTTTACGAGTATGATGTCTAAACAAAAGATTGGGATCTCCATATCTTGCAGTTCTGTGGGACTTAACCTTTGCATCTTGTCTAGCTAATCTTATTTTCTTTCTAATATAAGATTTAAGAGTTGGACTTAACTTTTTACCAACTTTGCTAGTTGCAAGTAGAAATCGTGCCGCCGTTATAACTGGTATTACCACTACTTCTTACCTTTCTTCTTATTCTTTAGTCGTATTGACATAGCTTTAGCTTTCTTTCTAGCATCTGCTTTGCTCGAAGCACCCCATGCTCGTAATGATAAAAGAAGTCTTGTAGGTTTACCATCTTTATATTCCGGGCCTCTCATATTTCCCATTCTAGCTAGGAAGGATGCCCTTCGAGGATGATCCCCACTCTTGATTGGTGGTTTTAGTGTACCACCCTTGTAAGAAGCACGACCTTTAGCATTCAAGCCACCCTTTGGGTTCTTGCCTTCTTTCCTTGTCCATGCTGGTGTTTTATAAGCCATAGAAAATACATATCACAAGTTGAACGGACTTTGAAGAAAAAAATTTTGTGAGTAGTACCATTACAGTATGTCGTGTGCCACTTTTTGGGGTTACCTACTCTGCAACATACCGATAGAGCAGTTTTTCTACGTGAGGTCGATGTTGATATTGAAGTTACCAGCGACCAGATGTTGGTGTTTATCTGGAGCTTTGAAGCCTGCTCTATCGAGTATGTCCTTGCTAGCTTCCAGTTGAACATACTCAGATTTGGCTTGCGAGGACAGCTTTGCCAACTTGGCAACAGCTTTTGCAGAGTGTAACCCAAAGGCACGTTGCACTTCTTGCATCATGTATGCTTGTACCTCTGGTTTCCGTAGCATTTTAGAAGCACTAACTCTAGCACTGTTTCCCTTATATCCTGCGAGTTTCGAAGCTTCTGTTATGGTACAACCAGAGGATACAAGTATATCCACAAGTTTACGTGCCTTTTCAGAAATATTGTGATTGTTAGTAGGCTGTAATTGTTTCATATCTCTAGTGCCATTATCGGTTACTATAGATAACACAAGGCTTTCAGACTTGTCAAGGTACTAGAGTTTACAATTACAGTCTTTAGCAATCTATCCCATATTTCTGTATTTTAGTAGTATAGTTTTCTCAAAGTTTGTTAACTTGTGATATGTGTAGCAACTTTGCCCACTAGAATACAAGGGTAAATGCACGACCACTTTGGTCGCCCTTGTATTCGTGGCCTGCAGTTGCTGTCTTACACATATCGTTAACTAACTAGGAGAAAGACTATGAAAACTACTAAAACACAAAACATAACTTTGGATAGCTTGATCAAGCCTTTTATGGGCTTAGAGTTAAGTGATACTAACATGAATCCTCATGCTTGGACACCAGCTAAGGCTATAATCGAAGGCTTGATTAAGGACTGCGATTACAGAGTACAGCGTACTCAGTTGACAATCGCCGAAAAAGCTTCAGACATCAGGCATGAAAGAAGTAAAGAAAGGTCTGACGCTGAGACAGATTTCGGCATTGGCAACCTCATCGAGCAGTACGAGAAGCTAGTACTACAGTTGGAAGAATATCATCACTACCGTGATGTTCTGACAACCTACTACAAATCAGTATTTGGAGTAGAGTTTGTAGTACGTACTTCGCAAGCCAAGAAGCAATCATCGAAGAAAGCGATGACTGCGAACTTGGCGAGAGCTGATGAGATAATCGCAAGTTTCGATAACTATGATAATATGTCGGAGGTCGCTTAGTCGACCTTCGTCCAAATTGGCGAGTGTGTCGCAAGGCACACGAGCCGATTTTTTTCTATTGAAAACGGATATAACGAAAACCGAGTGCAAGCGAAGCGCTTCGAAGAAGCTGCACCCGGTCGAGTGGTTTTGGTGCATTCGTCAAAAATCGACCAATCGAAGTCGGTATTTTTGCGAAGGCCACCAAAAATATTTGTTGAAAATAATTACGATTTTAATTGAATGTTAATAATTGCCATGATAATATAATGATAATATTAACCAATATGGAGAAAAGAAAATGAGTGTTTTAAAATCAATACATAGAAAAACCCACATTGAATATCTAACAGACCAATTAAATTTTGCTGTAAAAAATAAATTGGAAATATCTCACGTTCATTTATGGTTTGAGGATGACGAAAGCAGTTTTCCCAACGAAATAGAGATAAGTTTTAGATCTAAATTTGGTGAAGAAGATTAATCAATGGGGGGGTTCGTCCCCCCCTCAACAATGGAGGTAAACAATGTCAACAAGATCAATGATTAAAATACAATATGGAGATACTAAATTAAACTTCTATCGCCACCATGACGGGTATTTGGCTCAAGGTGGTTATGACTTGTCTGTATTATTTAAACACTACAATAGAGCGCCGAAGCTAATAACTGCTATGATAAATCGCCAGAGAGATATTTACATCGGCGATTTGGATTGTCCATTATATAGTATTGAACCTTCTAATAATATGGGAGAAGAATATACTTATATATTGGATTTCGAAACATCTAACGGAGAACCGTTTGTTAGGTTAGATGTATTTCATCATACATTCAACCAACCACCAAGAAGTATTTGGAATTCGGTTGGTCGGTGTGAGCCAGTGGCAGATGATTTTTATAAACTATGTTCAGAGAAAAGAACAGAAATGGAGAAAAAATGGATAAACAACAATTCATAAACTGGGTATACGACAAGACCTTCGAAGATTTAGATCGATGGTCTAGTGGTGGGTTCACATATTATAGGGATTTTATGGTAAATAATTATCCCGATAATGAAGAACTAACAAAGCTTACAGCTTCGTTTGTATCTGAGATATTGAACGATACTTACATGGCTATGTGTGAATATAACAATGAGTACAATTATGTTCACGGACTAATGGCTGATGACTACGATTACGAACAGTCAGACGAATGGCAAGAAAACGAAATATGAGTATCTTCGAAAAGATATATATAGGATTTACCATGTTGGTTATATTACCGGCATGGTGTCTTGCTGTAACATTATTATTAATATTTTTTATGGAGTAGAAGAATGAAACCATTACCAAAAGAATTAGTAAAAAAACTAACAGAAAAGCATATGAAATTTTTAGATAAAAAACTTATAGTCGATTGTGGCGACAGTGCATTTGGCGAAGCTTTGAAAAGAAAATTATATGCTGATAGCTTGACAGAATATTTGAAAGAAGCACAAATCGAATATAACAAGCGATTAGAGAATACCGAATAGTAAATTCTTCTGTTAAATAATAACTATTCGGTTAAGTTGCCCTCTGTTTTTTTGTTCTTCCATTGGTTAGCAGAGGGCAACAATAAGACTGGGATTGTTAGCCAAGTTAATTCGTGTATTCAATCCCAGTCAACACAAAGGAAGTAGAAAAAAAGGAGTAAAAGAACAATGGGTATTATTAATAAAACGCTTATGGAAGTAACCACCGAACAATACAATAGGATTTATAAAAAATCATTCCCAGTAAAAGAATTGGTTTATGATGAAGATCAACAAGTCATTATTGATCTAGAATCTGTCTATACAACGATTAGTGAATGGGGAGAATTTTTAGATAAAATGGGTGAAAAGAGTTGGGACACCGAAGATATTGTTGAACATTTTGGTGTCGGCATAGCTGATACAATGTGGGAAAAAGAAACAGTAGATGGTGGATCCGATTATGGACACATAGATGATATAGTCAATATAAAAAAAGCAGATTATCACGATGCACGAGCCATGTACGAACGTGTAAAACAACAAGATGAGAAAGTAAATAATGAGTGAACGATACGAGTATCATGTTGTGCCTGCACTCATAGTTTTAGATCGAAAAGAAGCTGCAAAGTATTTCGGTCTAAAGGGTGCAGGAAGTAAAGCCTTCCTTCGAGAACAGAGTGAGAAGATAGCAGTTGAGGTGCATGAGTATGACACCTTCGAGGGAGTATATACAAAACGATTAGACAAGGGAGAAATCAAATAATGGAAGTAGATTTAAATGATAGAAATAGTGGAATAGGTGGTAGCGATTGCTATACACTCATACATGGCACAAAAAAAGATTGGAACAAACTTTGGGAAATCAAAACTGGTCGAACAGAGCCACCTTGTTTGTCAGATAAATTCAACGTACAACTTGGTATTATTACAGAGCAGTTTAACCTGCATTGTCTTACACAAAAATTACTTAGCAGTCATAAAAATACAAACAAGGGTATGCCAATCGAAACGTCAAGACAAATCAAAACTGGAGATATTTACGATAACAAGTACATAAAAATTAATGAAGGTGGTACAACAATCAAAAGCAATTTATTGAAGCTACAGGGACACCTTGATGGTGCTATATATAATGGTAATGACAGTGAAGATATGTGTTGCATTATCGAATGCAAACATACATACCAAGACAATACTCTTGCAAACTTGATACAGTCTTACAATCCACAAATGCAACATTACATGAATGTATTTAATCAAGATCATGCAATCATGTCTGGAATATTTGGTAACAAATGTCATATGTTTCAAGTTGTGAAAAGAGATCACGAATTTATCCATCGACTAGAGGCCTTTCAAAGATTTTTTTGGAGGTCAGTAGTCGCTGATAAACCACCATTTGACATCGATGATGATTAAATGGTATAATTTTACAATCATTTACATAACATAGGAGTAAAGAAATGAGTAAGAAATTACCAACAGTAAGTATAAAAGGTAAAGAATATGTTGAGGTAAAAACACGTATTCAATACTTTAGAGAAACTTATCCAAATGGATTGATTACTACAGAGGTTATTAAAATCAATGAGGATATAGGTTTTATATTAATCAAAGCTGAAGTTTATATTGATGGTAACTTAGTCGCTACTGGTCATGCATATGAAAGAGAGAGTGTAAGTTTTATCAACAAAACAAGCTTTGTAGAAAATTGTGAAACATCAGCAGTCGGTCGAGCATTAGGTATACTTGGCATTGGTATCGATGGAGGTGGTGTAGCTTCAGCTGATGAAATGGAAACAGCATTAGATAAACAGAATAGTATAAAAGGGAAAGCCGAACCTGCAATCAATTCAATACCAAGAACTATGGACGACTAAAATGAATCATTACACACTAGAAAAAACAACTGAAATGTATGAGAAAGTGTATACACAGTTGATAAATACTGTAACAGAACAAGAAGCACTAGACACTTGGAATATGTATAAGTTAGATATAGACCATTTACGAAAGTATAATAAACTAGCTTTCGATATACTATATCATACTTACAAACATATATTACTTGGGCATGACAAGAAAGGAGAAAAGAATGTATCGAGAGAAGATAACACAACTTAAAGCGCGCAGATTCTTTTTGAATATGACACTTGAAAGGTTGGCAGACCTTGTTGGTGTATCTGATAAGATGATAGGTAAATGGGAGAGAGAAGAAGCTGTACCTAACATACAAAACTTCGAAGCATGGTGTAATGCTCTTGATATACACATCAATCTATCAGCAGTAATGTCTGATATAACTAGTTGGTGTCCAAGTCAAGAGTTCATCGATGAAATAAAAAAACAATTCAAAGGGGTAAATTATGAATACGAAAGCGAAAATTTTAGAGATTGGTACAAATCAAAAGGAGAGTTGTCAGCAGACTGGAATGCACTTTTCCGAATGTGGGTGCGAAGATCTTTCAAATTTCACAGAACAACAACAACAAATGATGCGAAGAATACCGAGATTGTTTCTTCCACTCTTAAACGATTGTATGCTAATAAGGATTTACCAAATTAAACATACAAAAGATTTTAGTGTAACTTCGAAAGTCGATCAGAAGATTGTTGAAGTATTACCCAAATTAAAGGAAGTAATACGTAAACCATCTTATGAAGAAGTTGCTGAACAATTACAAAGATTATCAAGTGTCCTGCAGTGTAATTTACCAGATGAAATTGCATTAGCAGAATACTTTAAGATACTTGCACAATATCCCAAAGTACTATTAGAGGAATGTGTAGAGTATGTGTTGCAAAGTGTAAGGTATCGTAAACTACCATTACCATACGAATTTGTATCACACATGACGGTTTCTAGTACAGTGCATGAACGATGGCTAGAAAATTTAGAAAACAAATATATAAATTTTAAGGAGTAATATATGTTTAATACGATAACACTGATAGGGAATATCGGACAAGAAGTAAAATACGTACCAATGAAATCCGGTGGAGAGATGGCAGTAATGAATATGGCCACACACAGGTATACTGGTGGTTCAGAAAAGGTAACAGACTGGCACAAAGTTGTGATCTTTGATCCAAAGAAAACAGAAATTATAAAAAGATTTGTCAAAGTTGGAAGTAGATTACTTGTCAAAGGTTCATTGACATATGAAGAATGGAACGACCAACATGGACAAAAAAGAAAAACTGCACAGATCGAAGTAGGTTATCGAGGTGAGATAGTGATGATGGATAGCAAGGCTGAATCAGAAGCATTATCAACACCAACAACTAATAATCAATCAGTAGACATACCATCTGGATTCTAATATGTTCAGTATATCAGAAAGCAGTAGACGTTCGCCATTAACTGAAAGACAATCACAAGTATACAACTATATTGTTCAGTACGTTGATAAGAATAGAATAGCACCCACGTATAGTGAGATTGTAGAAGCTTGCAATCTAGGTAGTAATTCAAATGCTTATAGAATAGTACGTGATCTTATTACAAAAAAATTAATTCATAAGATTGGTAAGACACAAGAGTCAAGACAAGCATATCCAATCATCGATGAAAGATATGTGAGAGATTAATGGGTGGTTCATCATCAAAAAGAAAAGGCTATCGAGTAGAGAACGAGTTAGTCAAGTATCTTAAAAAGAAAGGGGTTGATGCAAAACGTCAGCCCCTCTCTGGAGCATTATCAGATTTCCCACATGATATATCGATCAACAATCCAAAGCTTGTGCTTGAAGTCAAAGCAAGAAAAAATGGCTCTGGTTTCAAAACTATTCTAAATTGGATGGGTAGAGCAGATGCACTTGTAATGAAACAAGACTATGATGATCCAATAGTTGCTATGAGAATGGACACATTTTTAGATCTGATACAAAGTCATTACGAATACGAGCCACCGTACGAGCAAAAACTAAAGCAAAAAAAGAATTAGCCCTAGAACAGCCAGAGAAGCCCATAGAGCGACTTTAGGTCTTTTGAACCCACAGCCACATTTAAACCAAAACAAGCCACTCTCCGTCCATTTATGGGCGATATTTTTTAGTTTTTCTAACATAATCTATCCTATCTTGTTAAAGGGTTACTATTTTCTAGTTTTAATTCATTAATCTGCGCATCGAGCAAATCAATTCTAGTTTTTAGTATACCTAAGTTACTAGCAGAATTATTTATATCTTCTTGTAATTCTGTAATACGATCTGTAACTGTTACATAGTTTTCGTTTATCTTGTTATTTGTATCAGTAAGATCAACTGTTTCATTTATAACATATTGCCGGGATTCTAAGTCGGCTACCTTTTCTTCGAGGGAAGATATATTCCCAAGTAATTGTCCATAGGTTGTAAAGCCAGCACCGATAGCACCAACTACACCAATCAAACTTACAATTCCAGTAAGATTGTTTTTTAATCTATCCATTTCATATTCTCCAACTGTTGACGTAAAATATATTGTTGCTCTTGATTGCCCTTTACTGAATCTAAATATGTGCTTAATGGATCATTAGCAACGTATACTACACCACTATAAATATCACGATTATCAGTTAAGCTCAACTGATTTGCATATAAAATTACTGGTTCATAAAAAGCAGCATCCAATAATACTGGTTGTGATTCTATCATAATATTTATTGATACTTCATCTACAACAGCCATAGAAGCAAACTTAGTAATGACTGGCTCTGCTTCGATCTTAACGTCTGATTCTATTTCTGCTTCTGGCTCACTTGTTTCTTCTATAACATCCTCAACTTCTTCTTCTATTACTTCCTCAACTATATCTTCTGGTAATTCTTCTTCAATCACTTCTAATACTTCTTCTTCCATTTCAAAATCTTCTTCAATGATTTCCATTTCTTCTTCTGGTAACTCTGGTAAAGATTCATACTCAACATACATATCATCAGCTATTTCATAGTAGTCTGTAAAAAATAAAGTTTCAAAAGGTTCGTCATCATAAAACTCATCTTCGAACAAGAACTCACTAGAAGAAAAATCATCTAAGTATTCTTCTTCGAAGTCATCTAACCATTCTTCAACATCAAGTGTGGATTCAATATCAATAGCAAATGGTTCATAAGTTACAAATAATTCTGGATTACGTACATCGGCGGCATAGTGATGGTTAGGTCGAGATGGTACAGAAAAACTAAATCGTGCAGTTATATCATAGTCATCAGCAATATCATTAATAATAATTGTATTAGTAGGAGAATCTTGATACCCACATCCATTCCATGAATTACAAGTACCAGACATTGTAATAGTATTAGAGTACTCAGCACCATTTGAATCTACTATCTCTTGTGTTAAATCTACTGATTGTGAGTATTGATTCCAAAACCAAACTTCTGCTTGAAATTGTGATTGAGTTAACCCTTGTATTTCGTAAGCTTCGAGATGATCCGAAAGGGTAATAGTTTGCTCACGATACTCATTATGAACACCAGCCAATACATTAGGGCCATGAAAATGGTCGTTAGTACCACTCCAGTCATCATAAAAATTATTAGAAAGTAAGTTATCACTGATGGTCGATGTGTTCGCCACATTGGTAAATCCTACCGTTAATAATAATATAGTCCCTAATCCAGTATACCATTTCCCTTTACTCATTTTTCTATCTTAACACATTCATGTCCAACAGTAAGTTGTAAAGTATTGATTACTTCATTACCTTGCTCACGTAATACTTGTTGAGCTTCAGCATAACCAGTCAATGCACAAGAATAATAATCAGCAAATTGTAAACTATGTTCTTGTGGTTTACTGCAATCATCCATCATTAAACTACACATATGTATTAATAGTATATATTCTGCCATTATCTACCAGTATCATACATAATTTGTTCAGCTTGTATCTTTTCTTTTGTTTCTAATCTTTTCTTGTAATCTTCATAGTCTGGTCTAAGCTCTGCATACTTTGCCCATAGTCTAGTAGCATCAGCACCAATCTGACCTTCAAATGGACACGGGGTTCCAGCCATTTCCATACTTCTAAATACACGAGCATCTTCACAAAGCACTGCAATCCCAGCTACTTTCATATTGTGTACAGTTGCTAATTCACGACTTAGCTTTATTCTTTCACACGTTTCATCTGTATCATTACCACTTGAGCTTAATCCAATAAAAGAACTTTGTACCCCAAGAGAGTGTCCTAAGTTGCAGACATCAATACCACTATTGGCAGGAGGGGCAGTAGCTGTAGGAGGGTAGCTTTTAATATTAGAGGTATTATTTGTAGTGCTAGAAGTACTTGTACTAGAAGAACTACCAGACTCATATGTTGTACTCGAGCTGGAAGTATATCCTCCAGATATGATAGTATTATCGCCAGAAACATTTGTGTTTTCGTTTGCTAATGATTGGGTGCATAAGAGGATCAGTGAGGTAAAAACTAACCCTCTTATAACACTTGGGAGAAAAGAACATTTATAGTCTAGCATAGTTTCATACCTCAGCAACTATTTTTTCCATTTACTTAATGTTGATACACCAAACGATCCAGCAACAATAGTAAGCACTATGTACCAAAATTCTGTAGGTGCATTACCTAATAACTCCCACCCCACTACCATATGTGGCTGTGTGTATGGAACAAAATGAGCTATCAGTATTCCAGAAAATACAATAGTTAAAAGCTCATCCTTCCACGATTTCGCACTAGCCTTGACTTGTGCTTTCATTACAGATTGTTGGGCCTTTGCTACTGCTTCTTCTTTCTTTATCTGTGCAAAATCTGTTTGTGCAATAGCTTGTATCTCAGCTTCTCGAACCATCTTCTTCTTCTCGATAGCATGACTTGCAGCTCCTATAACCTTATCAGCTACAAGCTTTGTTATTGGATTAGAAAGTAATCCTAAGAATGGTAACATATTATCCTCCGTTAAATATTCTCATTAGACCTACAATGACAGCTACACATCCACCTATCCATGCGACAGACTTGACTGCCCCTTTGCCATAGGACATCTCTTGCTTCAACTGAACAATATCATCTGAGTTTTTTTCTACATCCTTATGGATGTGTTCTAGCTTCTCTGCTAGATATCGTAATGTAATTTTATCATTCGACATGGTACATAATATCTATCTAGTATATGAATTGGATCATAGTCTGTTGATTCGAAATACAATTTTTACTCCTATCCTATTTCTCTGTGGTCGGTTAGTAATACATTAGTCCCATCTAAGCTGACCAATCTTAGATAAGATGTTGTAGCTGGATCTGCTCCATCACCAAAATTTGAAGGCATACCACTTGTTGTAGCTGGGAAGTTTACACCAAAATCGCCTTTTATATTATGTATTCGTGTTATGGCATTAGCGGCATCACCTGCATCATATTCGTTGTAATAAAAATGTTCGCCATTTGCTGTAAGCCTTACATTGTAGATATTTGTTGCACCACCATCTGCTAAATCATAAAGTTGTCTACCAACGTATGTCAAAGATTCTCCAGATAAATCCCAAGGGGTTTTTAAGAAAAATTTATGTACTGCAAATCTTGCGGCACTTGTATCAGTTCCTTCCTCAACAACTACTACTGTAGTGCCATCAGCAGATATATCGCCACCTATTTCTCCCGTTCTATTTGTGTAACCTCTATCAGAATTTAAATCGAAGTCTGCACTAGACATTAATGTGATAGTAGAATCAATATCATAAGCTGTAGAAAATTTAACTATAAATGCACCTTTGGCATTTGGGTAAGAACTATGGTCTTGGTGTCGCATATTCTGTAAGTAAGCTAGTGTGCCATCGTTGTTAAATCTAATATTAACAAAATAAGCATCTGCACTTGCGGCTAATCCTAGAGGTGTATCCATGACAATGCTGTGAGTTGCAGTATTAGAAACAGTGCTAATGTCATAATTTGATGTAAGGGCAAACTCAAAAAGGTCATTACCTCTAGCCGCAATTAATTTACTACCATCACCATTAAATGTAAGTCCATGTATTCTTGTACTATCAGAGTATCCAGATGGAGATACCTTACTATCATAAGATGCTGTGCTTACATCATAAGCAGTAGATAAAGAATACTGATGTATTGAGTAGTTGCCATCTTCACCTGCCAAATAAAATTTTGTACCATCTGCATTGAAGAAACTACCCTTAACTCGTTCAGTGCCTTTTTGTCCTGAAAAATTTTCTGTCGCATCTGCTGAAAATTGTGATAATAAATCGAATGGTTTACCTACATTTTTTAAATACAACTCTATCTCTCCTCCACTAGGCACGTTAGAAAAGCTGTAGGTTGTATCGCCAGTAAGGGTGTGGCTAAAAGCTGTAGCACTTGACCAATCTATTGTAGGTGTTGTACCAGATAAAGCTGATCCTAAACTAAATCCACCACCACTAGGTGCTTCTGCCCATGTCAATCCACCACTAGCACCAGACTGTGCTGTGAGCATATAGCCATTGACTGGACTGTTTGATACCTTGAGGTTAGCTTCATCGACTACATCATCTGCTATTACAGTAGCACCATCAGCAGTAGATGTTACTTCACCAGTATGATTAGGGTGGGTGTATGCATTTGCACCATCTGCAACATTAATCATTGTTCTTAGATTAGCTGGTGTAATCTCCTCGATCACTCCTGCACCAGCACTATCTCTACCTAGTATTCTATCTGTTGCTGATACATTCTGTATCTTCGCATAAGTTACAGCATCTTCTGCAATAGTTAGTACACCAGTATCTGCAAGTGTCGCATCACCAGATACTACATTATCGATAAACTTAGATGAACCAGTATCATACAATAGTAAAGCACCATCTGCTGGTGAGGTAAGATTAGTATCACTTGCACCATCTATTGAAAATGTTGAAGCAATTACATTCCAAGAACTGCTATCATAGAATTTAAGTGTGTTGCTTGTAGTATTGAAGAATAAATCACCAGCATCTAGTGATGAACTAGGATCAGAGCTACCTACTCTGTATCTTTCTGCAAAACTATTTACACCACTTACGTTCGAAGCAACTGTATTTACATTGGATATAGAACCAGCAACTGTATTCACATTTGATATACTGCCAGCAACTGTATTAATATTAGAGATACCACTAGCAACTGTAGATATATTTGAATTAGCAGAGGCCACTGTAGATACAGCAGAACTAATACCGGCAACTGTAGTAACATTACTGCTAATACCTGCTACTGTTGTAATATCAGAATTGATACCTGCTAGTGTAGTTATATTTGAGTTTGCACCTGCAACAGTGCTTATGTTTGAGTTTGCACTAGCAACAGTATTGATGTTCGAACTGTTAGAATTAACTGCATTTATATTAGTTGTATTATCTGCTACTGCTGTAACATTACTACTTATACCTGCAACTGTAGTAATATTGCTAGAGATACCAGCAACTGTATTTATATTAGAATTATTACTAGCAACAGTTACTATCTCAGAAGTTATTGTGCTGA